CAAAGTCAGAGGACATTGCTGCCGAATAACTAAAAGGTGCGCCAATGGCATTGATCGATTTAAACATTCCGGCTGGCGTGTATCGCAACGGAACGGATCTACAGTCGCAAGGCCGTTGGCGCGACGCAAACCTGGTCAGATGGCACGACGGCATCATGCGTCCCATCGGCGGCTGGCGCTCCCGGACGGCGACGGCTGCGAGTTACAAGCTGCGCGGCATGATCACCTGGAACGACAACAGCGCGGACCGGTGGATCGCCACGGGATCCTACAACAACCTTTACGCCTACAACCCCGGCGGCACCCAGTTTGAGATCACCCCAGAAAAGTGGAACACCGGACGCGAGGACGCCCTGTCGTTCACTGGCTTTGGCGGCGGCGCGTTTGGCAACTACGCGTGGGGCGTGGCCCGGCCCGACACCGCGAACATCCTGCCCGCGACCGTGTGGCAGCTCGATACCTGGGGCGAAAACCTAGTCGCGATGACCGAGGATGACGGGAAGATTTACGAGTGGGATCTGGACACAGACAGCGGCACCGAGACGGTGACCAACGGCACGTTTGACGCGGACAGCGACTGGACGAAGGGCGCCGACTGGGCAATCGCTTCTGGCGTAGCGTCATGGTCCGGCACGACGGCAAACGCCTTGGAACAGACCATAGCGGGCCTGACAAGCGGCGACGTTTACGAGCTGACCTTCACGGTCGCCTCTGCCGGGGATCCGTCGGTCAACATCGACATCAACGGCACGACCAGCACGACCGACCTGGTTGATCAGGATTTTGACGGCACCGGCACGTTTACTTATCGCTTCCAGGTGGACGACACGAGCATTGACCTGTACATCAATCCGGCGACAGACGCGGAGCCTGCGTTTGACATCGACGACGTCAGCATCATCAAGGTGCCAGCGGCCAAGGTGCTAACCAACGCGCCGGTCGATAACTTGAGCCTGGTCGTGACTGAGGAGCGTTTCTTGTTCGCCCTGGGAGCTGGCGGCAACCCCCGCAAGGTCCAGTGGAGCGACCGGGAGGCAAACAACGTCTGGACCCCGGCGACGACCAACGAGGCTGGCGACCTGGAGTTAAACACCTCCGGATCCATCATGAAGGGCTTGCGCGTGCGCGGCCAGACGCTTGTCCTTACAAATCGCGATGCCCACGTTTTCAACTACATCGGCGCGCCCTACGTTTTTGGCCAGGAGCGGGTCGGAACGTCCTGCGGGTTGGCGGCGAAGGAGGCTGCGGTCGTCGTGGACGCTGGCGCGTTCTGGATGGGCACCAACTCTTTCTACGTCTACAACGGCGCGGCGGTCGCTGAGCTGCCCTGCGACGTCTCAGACTATGTGTTCAACGGCATCAACCGGGCGCAGATCAGCAAGGCGTTTGGAATGTCCAACTCTATGTTTGGCGAGATCTGGTGGTTTTACCCGAGCGCGGGCAACACCGAGAACGACCGATACGTCGTGTACAATTACGTTGAGAATACCTGGTACATCGGTGAGCTGGATCGCACGGCTGGCGCGGATCGCGGCGCGTTCCGTCAGCCCCTGATGGCCAAGGCGTCGGATCGTAAAATCTACGAGCACGAGGTCGGCCTGGAGTATGACAGCTTGACGCCGTTTGCGGAAAGCGGGCCGTTCCGGATTGGCACGGGCGACCAGGTGATGTCGGTGACCGAGATGTTGCCGGATGAGAAAACCCAGGGCGACGTCAACGCGACGTTTAAAACCAGGTTTTACCCCAACGACACCGAGCGGTCATACGGCCCCTACACCATGAGCAACCCGACGAGCGTGCGATTTACCGGGCGCCAGGTGCGGGTCCGGGTCGAGGGCGCGCAATACACGGACTGGCGTGTCGGGATTAACCGCCTGGATATCGTGGCTGGGGGGCGTCGATGACGCAACCAAACAGACCACCAGAGCCGAAGGGCGAAGATTGGCAAACCTGGGGTCGGCGCTTGATGCAGTACCTCAGCCAAACCAGGATCGCCCTGGCGCAAAAGACAGGCGACGAAAACGCGGCGGACGACGGCAGCTTCATGTGGGATCGCTCCGGGCTTTACCCGGTCGTCTCGCAAAACGGATCCTTCAATGAGGTCGTCGTAAAGCAAGCGGCGCCCGCCTCCTCGGTTGGCGCGTCTGGCGATACGGCTGGCATGATAAGCTGGGACACCGGTTACATCTACGTCTGCACGGCAGCTCACGACGGCTCGACGGACATCTGGAAGCGCGTGGCGCTGACTGGGGGTGCCTGGTGATCACTGAAGAATTCACGCGCTGTCGCCCGTACATCGAGGCTGCCCTGGAATACTCCGGCGGCACGCACGACATCATCGATATATACGAGGGTATATACAAAGGCACGATGCAGCTCTGGCCTCGCGAGAAAAGCTGCCTGGTGACTGAGATCGTGGTTTACCCAAAAAAACGGGTGCTCAATATCTTTCTTGGAGGCGGCGATCTCACCGAAATTTTAGACATGCACGATGACGTGATAAATTGGGCTAAAGAGCAAGGCTGCGAGGCGCTCAACATGACTGGGCGTTTTGGTTGGAAGAAACCGTTAGCAGCACACGGGTGGGAGCCAATGCACTCATCTTACGTTAAGGAGATATGAAATGGGCAAAGGCGGATCATCTACAAGCGTAGCAGTCCCGGAATGGCTAGAGACAGCAGCGAAACGAAACCTGGGTCAGGCAGACAAAATCAGTCGCCTCGGACCCGTCCCGCTGTCCTACGGCCCCACGGTCGCTGATTTCACTGACGCCCAGTATGCCGGGTTCAACAACACAGCCAACACCGCCAGCGCGTTTGGACTGAACGCCCCCGGCGCTTACAGCATGGGCAACCCAGCGGCGACAACTTTCGACAACGGCGTCCGGGCACTGAGCGCCGCTCCATTGTTTGAGGGCAAGATGGACGCGTTTGCGGCTGCACGCCCAGCACAAAAATCATACATCGACAGTTTTTTCATTGACCCGTTCAGCGGCGAATATGGCAGCAACATGGCTCCCCTGGTTAATTACGATAACTACGGCACATTCGCTGACGCTGTGGCGGCTGCTAACGGTAGCGGATCTGGTGGCGTATCGACGCCGACAGACACCGGCCCAGGCATGGCGGGCGGATCCAGCTTCACGACCTACGGCGGGCACCAGGACATCGCACACGAAAACATCGACAACGCATTCATCAACTACGGCCAAGAGATCGCGGCGGGCATCGCCAAGCCGGAGGACAACCCTGGCTACAACGCAGACATCGCGGCGGCTAACGTAAACGTGCCGGTGACCTACACAACGGATGACGGCGGCACGGTCACGAAACCGGCGGGCGAGCTTACGAGCGCAGACTTTGCGGCGGCATCCAACGACCTAGCCACGCAGTACGCCCTTGCGGGCGCATCGATGGCTGCGGCTGGGATTAAGAACGTCGGCGGCGGATACAACCAAAACGACCCCACGACTGGCATTGGCGGCGCGATCACTGACGCGTTTGGCAACATCATCGAAACGGTCGCAGGGACGCCTGGCCCAACTGGTATAGTCGCAGACTTAATTGATGCGCCAAACAGCACATACGACCCTACGGGCGGCGACAACTCGCCATCGCAGGGATTGTTTGCTGGCGGCAGCGCTCAGGCAGAAACAAACCTTATTAACTCAAGCATGAGCGACGATGATTTCTGGGATGCGATTGAGAGCGACGACACCGTCGGATCTTACGCGACCTACAACGACGACCCGCCCCAAGGCGTCATCGGTAACAACGACAGCGGCTCAAATACGTTCTCGCAAAGCATGGCAAACCTATTCACGCCAAGTGACGGGACGTCCTACGTTGACGGCGTCCTAGTTAACGACAGCGGCGGTGGCGGCGGTGGCGGTGGCGGCGGCAGTGACGACGATTGCGTCATCGCAACGCACGCAGTCGCGTCCGGCGTTTTCAACTACCAGAGCAAGCGTCAGGCAGTTGTATGGTGCATGCACAACCTCCACGACAAGTGGTGGGGCGAAGCAATTCGCAGAGGATACCGCACGCTGGGCCGCAAGAAGATCGAGCAAGGCAAGGCTGCGGAGCACTACGAAGAGTTCCGCCGGTACATCGATTTTGCTTCAGGTAAGAAACGCACCCTGCGCGGTGCAGTCACGTTCACGCTACGCTCGGCGCAGTTTTTCGTCGTCGGCATTTTAAACAAGGAGGCTTGATATGGGCGCCCAAGGAACAAAAGGCGGCGGAACAGTCCAGCCAGTAATAGGCACAGCGCCAGCGACGCCCCCGGCAACGCCAGCTCAAGCCCCCGCCCCCACGCCTAACCCGGCGTTTAACGTCAACCAGGCGGCGGCTACCGGGCTGCAAGGCGCCATGGCGGGCACGCAGCAAGCGATGGCTGGCCCGCTCAACGTGGGCGCGTACATGAACCCCTACACGCAGGAGGTCATCGACCGCACGCAGAACGACATCGAGCGGCAGCGTTTGATGGCGATCAACAACGTCGGCGCGCAGGCTGAGCGAGCAAACGCATTCGGCGGATCCCGCCAGGCGCTCGTGGAGGGCACGACCAACGCGGAGTACGGGCGCATGGCTGGCGACATGGCGGCGCAGCAACGCATGGCCGGGTACAACACCGCAATGGCAAACGCGATGGCAGACCGCACGGGTCGCCTGGGCGCAGCGAGCCAGCTCGGATCCTTGGCCAACCAGGCGTTCAACACCGGCCAGACAATCAACCAGAACCTAATGCAACAGGGGCTGCTACAGCAGAGCCTACAGCAGGCGTTACTGGATAGCGCGGCCACTGACATGTCGAACTACGCTAACGCGCCTATGAACAGCCTCTCAGCGCCTCTGGCGGCACTCGGAGCGGCCAACATGAACCAGGGCACGACAACCAAGACTGAAAACCCTGGCATCCTCGGAACGCTGGGCGCGCTGAAATACATTGGAATGTTCTAAATGAACCTAAGCGACAGAGATCTACTCGCCAAAACTATCCAGGCGGAAGCTGGCAACCAAAGCCAGGTCGGCATGCTGGGCGTCGGCTCTGTCATCATGAACCGGCTGCGCAACCCCGGTTTCGGCAGCAGCCTGCAAGAGGTCATACTGAAGCCCGGCCAGTTTTCCCCCTGGAACAGCTACACCGGGTTCGCTGGCGGCGCGCAAGGCCAGGACATGATGAACCTACAGCCAAGCCAAATGGCCTACTCTGTGGCGGACCAGATCCTGGCTGGCAACTACAACGACCCTACAAAGGGCGCGTTAAACTTTTACAACCCTGCCCTGTCGAACCCTCGATGGGGCCAAAGCGCTGGCGGGAACTGGACGCAAATTGGCGACCATTTATTCGGCACGGCTGGCAGCAAATCTACGAAGGACAAGCCCATGCTCCCAAACAGTAACGCACCGCTCAACGCTATCCCAAAACTGGGTCCGATTAACACCGGGCAACCCAAGAAAACTCCGAGCCTGTTTGAGTTCATCGGCAAGACTGTCGGCGGCGGCTTTGATAAGCTCAAGGGGGCAGTCTCTGGCGAGGATCCCGACGCCTCTGATCGTTTGGCGGTCGCACTGATGTCACTGTCAGGCAACCCGGATCAGTTTAAGCCCATGATCGAAATGGCCGTTAAGGACATCAACGACCGCAAAATTTTAACGCGTGGCAAAAACACCACCCTGGAATATCTGCAAAAGCAAGCCAACGCCGGTGATAACACGGCGGCTGCGGCCCTGCGTTTGGTTGAGAGCGAGGGACCGGCGGCAGCGATTAAGGCATACATGAACGCCCGCGCAGCCAACTCAGCGGCATCAAATAAAACAGCGGCTAATACAAAAACATATCCAAACGGCCTGTCGATCAGCTTGTTCCAGGATGGCACCAAGCAAGTGCGTGACGGTCAGGGCAACCTGTTGACCGGCACGGCGGCTACGGAAGCAATCAAGGCGGCGCAATCTGACGAAATCGAGCAGGCACGCCTCAACGAATTCCAGGTAAAATCTGCGGGCGCAAAGGCTGGCATGGTCCAGTCAACCGTTGAAAGCATCCTGAACGTAGACAGCTCGCTGCGTAATTACGCGAAAGCGAAACGCTCTATCCGGGAGGCAATCCAAAACGGCCAGAACATCAGCGGCCTGATCACACAGTTTTTCCCAGATGTTTCTGTGGAGGCTGCGGAGCTGCGCAACGCCCGGAACGCCCTGGGTTTGGACGTCATTGGATCCGTTACCTTTGGTGCTCTGTCAAAAGGCGAACTGGACCTGGCATTGGCGCAGGGTCTGCCTATGGGGCTAAACGAGCCGCAGTTGCTTGAGTACATCGAGCGTCGCGAGCTGGCGCTGAAAAAGTATCGTCAATCGTTGATGGAGGCGGCGCGGATCTACGCAAACCCAGAGAAGGACTTTGAGGATTACCTCAACAGCATCAGCGAGACAGAGGTCAACAACCCCTACACAAGCACCTCCGACGACGAGCTGGAGCAGCTCTACATCAAGGTCATGAGCGGAACGTCTCTGCTGTCCGCCAAGAAGCGCCAAGCAATCATCGATGAAGCGAACAGAAGGGCTGAGCTATGAGCACCGAAAACGAACAGTCAAACACCGGGGAACGCTTCCGTACGCTACTGAACCAGAGTGGCGCAGTGCAGCCAAACAAGCCCGCAGAGGATTACGAGGCCGACACCGGCACGAAGCTGCGAGCCGTCTTGCAGGGTTTGAGTTTCGGCAGCGCGGACGAGATTGAGGCGTTTGTCAGGTCGTTGCGTGGCGAGGATCAGCAAGAGGTTTTGGATAGCATCCGCGATAACCTGGAGCTGTACCGTCAGGCGGATCCGATTGGCGCCTACGGTCGCGAGGCTGGCGGTGCTATTTTGCCAGGGCTTATTGCAGCTCCGTTTACTGGCGGCACATCAATGGCGCCATCTATGTATAGATTGGCGGCGCTGGGTGCGGTTGAGGGCGGCGCGTATGCGTTTAACACCGGCGAGGATGGATTTAAAAACAGAGCGGCGCGCGTCCCTGGCGGGGCGTTGACCGGCGCAGTGATGAACCCGGCAGTGAGTAAAACTGTCGGAGCTGGCGCGGAGATGCTCAAGGCGCTCGGTCGCGAGGCTCGGTTCCTGGTGGGTCGCAGAGGATCCAGCATTGTGAATAACGAGATCCAGCGCTTGGCGAACAAGCTGCAACAGACACCAGAGGAAATCGTCCAAGGCATCATGGACGGTCGCATCCTGGCTGAAAACAAAACGCTGGCGGCGGCAGTCAAAAACCTACGCGCACGCGGCGGTGAGGCTGGCGACATCATCAACGAGCGATTGACAGCTCGACCAGGCGAGACGCGAGCAAAGGCAGCGGACGCCATGGATGAGGCGCTGGGCGGCGACGGGCAGCTCCAGTACGCGAAACGCCAGGCGACAAACAGAGCCGTCAAGGACGCTGAAAACAAAGCCTACGCGCCGTTCAAGGACCAGGACGTAAACGACCAGGTGTTCGGTGAGATGATCCTCGCCCTGGAGCGCGTCCCTTCCGCCGGTAAGGATCTGCTCAAGTATTTCCAAACCAAGGTCGGCACCCCAGGATACGAGCCACTGTTTAAGAAAGGCAAAGGCGGCAAGATAGAATTCCTACGCAAGCCAAACGCCCAGGAGGCGGAAGAGATCCGCAAGGCGCTAGACGCTAAAACCACAGCTCAGTACAGCAAGCGTGGCGGCGGGTTCCTGGGTAGCGGTTTTGAGGATGCAGCCACAGAATTCCGGGACGCCCTGGACGTGAACATCCCTGAGCTGGCGAGCGCGAGAGCGACAGCCAAGGCGGCACGCGACAACAAGGACGCATTCAACGCCGGGCGCCAAACATTCACCGGCAAGATGGATGAGAAGCTGTTTGAGATGCAGGAGCTGTTCGGTCGCGGCAACACAGACGAAATCGCGGCATTCCGGTCTGGCATGCTGTCGGCTATCCAGGCGCAGCTCAAATCGCCTAACCGGGCGTCGTTCATCCGTAAGCTCGGCAATGACGAGGACGGCATGAATGAGCTACTGCGCATGGCACTGCCAGAGCAAAACCTAGACGACGTGCTGAAGAAGCTAGACATCGCAGAGGAAAGCCAGGCGGCTAAGGGCGCAATCATGGACCGCACAAACACAGCCGAAACGCTAATCGAGAGCCAGGCAGTCAACCTTGGCCTGACGCCGCAAACAATCCTGGACGCCGGTCGTCTGGATCCGCGCGCGTTGGGTCAGGTTGCCCGGTCTTTCGTGAGCATGTTTGGTCGCGACCTGACGGACGCCGAGCGCGCCCGCATCGCGAAAATCCTAGTCTCAGAGGATCCGGGTCTGGTGCGCGCAGCCATCATGGACGACAGCGCCCTACAGAAGCTGGGAAGCATGATTGGCGGGATCGTAGACACAGCGGCCAAAGTAACTCCTAGGGCAACCACACGACTAAGTTCAGAGGCTGCGGCAAACGAAACCGGCAGAGGCGTGCTCAGTTTTTTTGACGGCCCACAATAAGGAAAAGCGACGATGGAATTACAACCTAAGAGCAGAGAAGAAATCCAAAGCATCGTCCAGGACGCCATCCAAGACGCAGTCGATTTCGTGGAAAGCGAGATCTCAGATGAGCGCCTGAAGGCTCAGCGCTACTACGACGGCGAGGTTGACATCGGCTACGAAGTGGGTCGCAGCAAGGTCGTGGCAACCAAGGTGCGTGACACGGTGCGCGCGGTGAAGCCCAGCATCATGCGGGTGTTCATGTCCACCACAAAGCCGGTTGAGTACGTCCCGAAGGGTCCGGAGGATGTCGCCCTGGCGGAGCAGGCAACCAGCTTCATGCATCACGAATTCCAGCGTCTGAACGGATACCGGGTGCTGAACGACGCCATCCACGACGCCCTGGTAAAGAAGCAAGGCATCGTAAAGACATATTACAAACGCTACCCAAAGGCGAAAATATACACGTTTTCAGACCTTTCTGAGGATGAGTTAACGCTGCTCACGGCGGATCCTGACGTCCAGGTGCTGGAGCAGGAGATGGAAATGCGCATGCAGCTCGATGAGTTTGGCATGGATATTGAGGCTCCAGTCTACAGCGTTAAGATCTCCCGCACCGAGATGAAGGGCGAGCTATGCATGGAGAGCGTGCCGCCAGAGGAGTTTTTCGTAAACCGTGACGCGCGCAACATGGACGACGCCTACGTCGTTTGCCACCGCACAGACATGCGCGCGGGTGACCTGATCGCGATGGGCTTTGAGCCAGAGGAAATCATGCGCCTGGACGGGATGTCTCAGGGCACCACCGGCACCGAGGCTGAGGTGTTCCAACGCCAGGGCTACGACGAAGATTACGGCGACGATGACGACCAGGATCCGGCGATGAAAAACATCACGGTGACCGAGGCGTACATGCGCATGGACGTTGACGGGACTGGCGTGCCAATCCTGCACAAGTTTCTTTGTGGCGGCACAAATTACGAGCTGCTGGACATGGAGCCGGTGGACGAGATCCCAATGGTTAAGCTGGAGGTTTCACCGGAGCCGCACAGCTTCTACGGCAACAGCCTGGCGGAACTGATCTGGGATGACCAGGACGCGGCCACAGTTGTGCTGCGTGGCGTGCTCGACAACGTCGCCCTGACCAACTCCCCTCGCCTGGGCTTCATCGAGGGATCTGTCAACTTAGATGACCTTTTAAATAGTGAAATTGGCGGTTTGGTCAGAATGCGCCAAAACGGGGCGATCCAGGATCTGTCAGTGCCATTCACTGCCGGGCAAACACTGAACGCCCTGACTTACATGGACAAGCTGGTGGAGCAGAAAACCGGCGTCACGCAAAATATGGCGCTAAACCCAGACGCACTGCAATCGACAACCAAGGCTGCGGTCACGGCGTCGGTCGAGGCGGCTGCGGGTCAAGTCGAGGTCATGGTGCGCAACCTGGCGGACGGCCTGCGTGACCTGTTCCGGTTGATGTTGCAGATCGTGCATAAGAATATCGACGAGGAGCAGATGATGCGGTTGAACGGGATTTTTACCCCGGTGGATCCGCGCGTCTGGGATACGTCAATGGACATCAGCATCAACGTCGGCTTGGGAACTGGTCGCGAGGATGAGCGCGTGGCGGCCCTACAACAGGCCTTACAGCTCCAAACACAGATTTACCAAGGGTACGGCCCGCAAAACGGTTTGGTGAGCCTGACAAACATCAGGAACACCCTGACGGATATGCTCGCTGCGGCTGGAGTGCGAAATTCTGACAGATATTTTGCTCCAATCAATCAGGAGATCGAACAGCAAATGCTGGCACTCCAGCAACAGCAGCAACAGATGATGGCGCAGCAGCAGCAGGATCCAAACGCGGCATACCTACAAGCTGAGCAAATGAAGGCGCAGGCGAAGGTCAGCACCGACATGGCGAAACTGCAACTGGAGGCGCAAAAGGCGATGGCTGAGGATGACCTCAAGCGCGACCAGATGGCCCAGGATCTGCTGGTGGATGCGGCTAAGATTGCCGGTCAGTACGGCGCCCAAGTTGACGTGGCGGGCATCAAGGCGGAGCAGGACAAGCTGCGCACGGTGGCCAACATCGCCCAGGGAGGCGCCCGGTGACCCCTGGTTTTTTGGGGGTCTGACGGACCGGTGATATTCTTGGACGCAACATGACGACAGATATTCGCATAGCAGCCGAAGAGGCCAAACGACTTAAAAACGACACTGCGTTTCAGCAGTTCGTGAATATTGCCCGCGAAAGACAAAAGGATGTCTTTGCGAGTAGTGCCGCCCACGAAGTGGAACGGCGAGAAGATGCGCACGCAATCATCCGTGCGTTGGACCAGATCCTGGTGGACCTTGACGCCGCAATAGCGGCAGAGACACTCATGGATCGTAAAATGAAAGGCTAGGACCGTGGACACGACTAGTGAAATTCAAGCACTTGCCGACCAGCTTGTGCAAGTACCAGACACTGCATCTGAAGGTACAAAGGCCGCAGAGCCTGAAACTGTAGAAGATAACGCCCTAGAGCCAACTCTGGAACCAGAGAGCCTGGACGATAGCGACTACGATGACGATGCAGACCAAAGCCCGTCAGACACGATTGAGTTTGATGGCGATGATGATGACTACGACCTGACAGAGGTTGCTGAAACGGACACTCTCATCCCCGTTAAAATTAACGGCAAAGAAGAGCGGTGGACACTGGATCAGTTGAAACAATCTGCCGCAGGCCAAGGGTACATCAACCAGCAAATGCAGGAAGTGGCGCAGCTCAAGAAGCAATACACAGCCTACCTCCAGCAAGCTACCCAGCAGCGTGAACGCGAGTTGGCGTTTATTCAGCAGGCGCAACAAAACGGCATCCAAGAACCCACCCCGCCGAGCCGTGAAACTTTTGACCAGGATCCGATTGGATACATGGAACAGAAGCTAGAATACGACCAGGCGAAGGCTCAATACGATGCCCAGGTTCAGCAAATTCGTGCAATGCAGCAGCAGCAATCGCAGCAGCGTGAGCAGCAGTTGCAAAACTACACGATGCAACAGGCTCAGCTCCTGACGGAGCGGCTCCCAGAAATGGCGGATCCCAAGAAAAGTGAAGCTATTAAAAAGGGGCTTATGGAGGCCGGAGACTACTACGGTTTCACCTCCGACGAGTTAGGCAGTGTCCGCGATCACCGGTACATCATGGCGATGTATGACGCGATGCGATACCGCCAGTTGGTGAACAAGCGCGGGAAGGCCACCCCACAGCAAAGTGAGAGCCTAACCCCTGTGAAAGCAGGCGCCAGAAAACGTCCTAACCAAGGGAAAGCTGCGGCCCGCAAGAAGGCGGAAGCCCGATTGCAGAAAACAGGGTCGATCAACGATGCGATCGACTTGATCTTAAGACAGTAAACCATTGTAAAGGAACTAAACCATGGCACAGCCAAGTAACACATTCGACAGTTATGACTATGCGAACTCAATCGCAGAGGATATCTCCGAAACTATCTATAACGTGACGCCTTACGACACGCCATTTTACACCAAATGCGCGAAAACTTCTGCGTCAAACACGTTTCACGAGTGGCTCACATCGAGCTTGCGTGCTTCAGGCGCAAATGCGCATATTGAGGGTGACGCAACTACAGCCGAAGCGCGCACACAAGAAAGCCGCCTTGGATCGTACACGCAGATCTTCAAAAATAGTGTGACTATTTCAGACACCGATGAAGGCCTTAACAACATCGGCAAAGCGCGTCGCATGGCCTACGAGATGTTGCAAGTTGCTCGCGAGCAAAAATTGGACATCGAGAAAGCATTGTTTGACAACAACGCACGCGTAGCGGGTAACTCAACGACAGCTCGTGAGCTGGCGGGTGCGCCTGCATGGTTGATCACAAACGTAGATTTCCAGTCTGGTAACTCAGGCGCGAACCCTACTGGTGATGGTACTGATGCGCGTACTGACGACGGTACTCCAACAGCGTTCTCACAAACCAAATTTGACACAGTAATGCAGTCAATCTGGGAGAACGGCGGAACACCAGACACATGCTACCTATCAGCGTTCCAAATGAACAAAGCGTTGAGCTTCACAGGTAACAACAACCAGCGTGCAAACGTGGTTGCCGGTGATGAGCGTGTGGTCAACTCACTGTCAATTTATCTGACTCCGTGGGGCCAGGTGGCGTTCCAGCCTAGCCGTGAGAACCGTTCTAAGGACGTGTTTATCATGCAAGATGACATGTGGGATGTCGCAGTGTTGCGTCCAACCAAAAACGTCGCCTTGGCGAAAACCGGGGACTCAACTCAAAGACAGATCACCACCGAATTAACATTGGTCTGTAAAAATGAGAAAGCCAGCGGGATCATCGCTGACAACACAACCTCATAAAGTTGAACGGTGGGGCGGATTTTCCGCCCCATCCCTTACAACTACTAGACACTAGGAGGTGACATATGAGGGTAATGATTAAGGAGCGTTGCATGTCTACATCTGCCGGGCTTTTGCGCCAGGGCGATGTCGCGGATCTACCTGAAGAGGAGATCAAAAAGGTCATGAAGCTGAAACCAAATGCATTTGAAATTTTGCCTGCGGACCCCGTGTTCAAGCGAGCGGCCCCGGCAAAGAAAACCAAAAAGCGTGCGAGCAATGACGGATAAGTTTGTCCAAAGCGAAAAGGTGTTTTTCGATGACGACCGGCTGGTCGTGAAACGCACCATTGACGCGGGAAAGATGCTCCAGGAGGCGCAATACGCCCGCGAGGCATCACCCAACGAAATCGGATCTGATCACAAGCTGGTGGGCACCGTAGGCATGCCCCTGGTGCATGAATGGCTGAAGGAGGCTGGCGTGAGCTGGTCGGACACCCACGCGGTGCAGGAGGTCATCAAAAAGAAACTACTAGACGGCACGTTTAGCAAGCTGCGTGCGTGGGAAGGAACCTACTGATGGACAGACGATCCGCAGCAAGCGCGCACGACAGAATAGACGTCGTTGAGAAGGAGCTGGTCGCAGTGAAAACTGAGGTGCGGATCCAGTTCAAAGAGGTTTTTACCAGGGTCAAGCGCATCGAGAGCATCCTGGTTGCCGCGGCTGGCACCATTATCGCAATGCTCGTGGCGGTGTTAATGAAGATGGGATGACGCTATGGACCCGGTGAGCTGCGTTGCACTAGCCACGGGGGCGTTTAAAACGCTCAAGGCCGCGATTAGTACCGGGAAGGACATCCAGTCTATGGGTGGCACCCTGGCGACCTGGGGCAAGGCGTTCAGCGATTTCCAGAAGCTAGAAGAGCGATCAAAGAACCCGCCCTGGTGGGAAAAGACGTTCAAGGGGTCCGACGAAGAAAACGCGGTTCTCATTTGGAACCAACGCCGTAAATTCGACGAGATGCGAAAATCCATCAAGGATGAAATTTCGTTCATTTACGGGCCGAGCGCCTGGGACGAGGTTTTGCGCATTGAGGCGGAGCAACGCCGGATCCGCAAAGAGCAAGCCTACAAGAAGCAAGAATTCATCGACAACTGCATAAATTGGACAATCGGGATCATCGCATTCCTGGTGGGCGGCGTCGTCCTGGCGTTCATGATTTGGCTTGTCGGAAAATCGAGGGGTCGCTGGTGATGATTTACGTTTTGGTGTTCATTCAATACATGCCGTCGGCGATGCTGAAATACTACCAGATCGGCCCCTCATACACGACGTTTGAACAG